TGACTGTCGGTTAATACTACTAAAGGCAACAGACGCATTACTAACTATTTCTTTAGCTTGTTCCTCAAATACAAGTAATTGACCCATACTCCTATGTCTAAAGATAACACCCTTACTTTCACAGTAAGGGGTAAGAGAGTTTCTACCTAACTTATAATTTTGTCTATCACTATTAAAAGTAGTCGTTGCATACACTAAGACTTCCAGTATAGAGATGTTACACTTGAACTTATCAATGATGTGCATAAACAGAGCATTGAGTTTATCATAAGGGTTATCTGTGTTGTCTTTGTTAACCTCAATAAGCCGAGCTACCTTATTGACGAAAGCAATGATGTTAGCTTCCTTCAAAGGGTTATTAAATACTGGGTTTTTCTTATTAAAGTTATCAAGTGGAATCACAAAGTTACCACGAGCATCAGACTCTAATTTAACACTCTTAATGTATTCTAGTAAAGACTTCGTGATGATACATAACCTGTCATTGTAAGCAATATTGATTGACTCTGAGACAGGGGTTTTGTGTTTCATATCCCTAATAATAATATCTTCTAACTCACCTATTTTGTTCAGAGCAATGTTAGTGTGGTTTAGATTAAGGACATCAACGAGTTTACCTAGTTTAGCATTAGGTAGTATAAGGTATTTACCTTTTAAGTCAATCTCTTCTCTAAAGTAAAGGTTACTGTCATCATCGGTATAGAAGTACTTATCAGCTAGTCCTACCAACTTAATGATAGACTTCTTTACACTATGAGTTAAGTGTTTAGTTGATAAAATAGACTGTGTGACTTTCTCCATGAGATAAGCTACCATTAAATAACCTAGGTTACTATTTTCTCTGAAGTTCTCTGAGACTTTACCTAAACAAGTTGTGCATACTTCATGTGGGTTATGGAGTCTACACCCAAGAGTAGTTCTCATCTTAATGATTTTATCTATAAGATGAGACTCATCTCCTTTAATATGCTTAAGTGTATTTGTTTCTTCATCAAGATAGTATTTACCACTGAGGTTTTCTAAAACAGCTTTAGTGATAAAGATGTCCATGTACTCAGTACTTCCACAATCTGTATTAATAACCCTTTCGACAGGCATAGAGAGAAGTTGTAGTCTTCGTGAAATGTACTCTGATGTCTTAATGTGTGTATCGTTAGCGTTAAGAGATTTAGCAGCTGTTCGAGATTCTACCATTAAGTCATATAGAGATGTTAGACCTTTAATAAAACCTGTTGTGATAGGCTGTTTAAAAACAGTGCGATCAAGATCAGTGACAAAACCTCGTGGTCCAAGACACTGGTTAGCTTGATTCTCATTAATAGCTTTAGACTTATAAGCTTGTACAAACCTATTACTAGATTTATTGTTCATAAGAGAAGTCTTTAATAAACGATAGCATCTATCTATACTCTCTGGGTTAGTACGAATACTACCATGAGCCGCAACAATCTCTTCATCTTTCATGATGTTGACAAAGTCTGTTGCATCTATAGTTGTTACATAGTTAGATACCCTATTTACTATTTCGTTATATATAGAGTTGATAATTCTGTACACAAGTCGAAGTAGTGGTTCTTTATCAGAATAAGCATTAATGTTATTATATTCACAAATATGTTTAAAGCAAGCTTCTAACATTTTAATGTGAGTATCTGCGTTGTAAGAGCCACCGTTTAGAATGGTTGTTACATTACATGAACTAATGATAGGTGTCATTGGATACATTTCAAACAAATCCCAACAATACCTATTGAATATAATATGTTTGTTTGTGTTAATTAAACAAATAGAGTCATCGTAAGTGACACAGTACTCTTTAAGTGGTAAGTTCCAAATATCAGATCTAGGTGTACCCAATATTTGTTTGGCAGTTATATTATTCAAGATTGAGAATCCTCAGGTGTATAGATGTATTCAAAACCAGAAGCTGTAAATATATGTTGTAAAATAGATAAGCTCTTTGTGTTACCATAAGGCACGACTTCTCTATCTATATTAAAACTTGTATTAAAAGCTATGTTACTTTCTAAAATACTCTTTATCAAAAACTTATGAGCAATAGGGTTAAGTGTTATATCAAATAAATCAGCTATACCTTCAGGTGGCATAAAGCTTGTAAGAATACGAGTCTCAGTTTCACCTAAGGTTTTAGTTGGTGTGAGTGAGTGTGGATACTTATGTTTATCAAAGTTAGTTCCTTTAACAGGAAAACCAAAGTTATTAACTTTACTAGAAGAAACTGCTGAATAAGTATTAGCAATCTTTTCTAGAACCATGATGTATAGTTGTCCTATACGGATATCCTCGTTTGTTTCTACAATGTTTCCTAATTCATCCCTATATGAAACTTTATCGTTAAGTGGTTTATAAACACTGTGTTCAATGTTATCAATGACGTCAGTGATATTGTATTCATTATCAGGTGGATAATAAATATAAAGATTGTCTTCAACAATTTCTTTAAAATGTTTGAAGATTTGTTCCTGTGTTAGTGTATCAATATACTCAACCATATCTGGATTTATAAGACTATATAGACCTCTTAAATATTTGTAAATGTATTCAACGTCTTTTCCAGTTATACTTCCAAGAAAATTAGCGTTATATTTATGAGCAAAGTAGTTGATTAAGTTATTTCGGTTGTCTCTAGAAACAGCACCAAGATAACTTTCGTAAGCTCTACCTAAGTTCATACGTGAAATAATAGAGGTACTATCAGTAATGATGTCAGCTCTGTTGCCGTGTTTATCTACAGGCATATCTTTATCAGGCAGAATTCTACATATGACTCCTTTTGCGGCATGAAGATCAGTTAACTTGTAGCCCAAGTTCAGGCTAATTTCTGAACTGGTGGTAACTTCTACTCTATACTGATCAATAAGAAGTTTCCTAAAACACAGTTTGTTCTTACCAGACACAGCAATATTTGCCTTAATATAGCAATCAGTAATAAACCTATGAAGACGAGGAGTCAATCTAAGAACGTCACTTGTTCCATACATTGTCTTTTTCTCTGCTAGAATCTGTTCATACTTTTGGATAATATTCCTGTAGTAATTAACAAGCATTTCTGCATAAGTATCTAATTGCTTAGTTAACTTAGGAGTAAACTCTTGTTTGTTATAATTTCCTCTGACGATTTGAACATCAATTACTTTAGAGTTAGGACTAACATAGGTTAAGTTATCAAATGTTACATCTACTTCACTGATGTTATTATTGTCTAAGTCAGAGATAGTGAACCAGTCATTCCTTTCTCTAAGAGCACATAGTAGACCATCTTCTCTGACCCTGTCACCAATGTTGGGAATAAATGCAAAGTTTTCTTTATCACCATACAAATTAATAGGTATGGTGTCTTTAGTTATGTTAATGACTCTCTTAGTAATTGACCTAAATTTAGTTCTCTCGATAAAACTCTCAGATACAACAAAACCATCCTCTGCTACAGATGGATGTGACATAAAGGCAACATTAACATTGACACCATATTTGTAAGCACCTTCATTTCCATAGCTGTCTGTTTTAGATAAAATAGTACCTCTAGTTAAAGTACTATTGTAAGTTAAATTAAGTAAATCATCAGTTGGTGTGAGATCGTATCCAAAGAAAGTATGGCTTGTTTTATAAGTGTCAACATCAAGACAGTCTAAGTAGAACTGATCATTCTCTTCGTACTCTGCAAGTATTGTGTAAGTGGGAACTTGCTCTACACCATATTCTCTATATCTAGGAACAATGGCTTTAACGACATAGTCATGGTCGGCTTTAACATCGTTAATGTATTTACCTAGTTCGTATTCAATGCCTGTTTTGATTAGTTTCTCATCTGGATTTAATAGAGGAAGATGGGCTGGAAAGTGTGAAGCTACATCCATCACTAACCTACTAGAAGAAGTATTACCGACAAAGCTATTAACACCAGCTAAGCCAATAAACTCTAACTTAATCTCTGTTTTTGACATTCTTAAATTCCTTTATGTGAAGCCATTGCATTGGCAAAATAGTAAAAAATATATAGATACTGGTTACAAGTAGTATATATGTGGCTAAGATATATTCAGAAATTGAACTACATTGAGCATGTTTTGATTCATTAGGAGAATAAACTTATGCTTGAACAATACCAGGTCAATGACTACTTATTTGACACATACCAAGAATTAAATGATAATTTAGTTTACTTAGACTATATTAGTCGCACTTATGAATTTAATACAGTTACTATTAATCCAGCTCAGTCTTATAGATACCAAGGTAATCTTTTTGGTCTGTTAAGAAATCTTAATGTTTCACCTAGTCTTTTTATTTACACTATGTATTTGAATGGATATAACACGCCTGTTGATTTTAAAGGTGATATTTACTCACTGAAATTAGCCATCAAACCATCCATACCTAGTAGCTAAAAGAAAAGAAAAACAACCACCAAAGCTTATGGCTTTGGTGGTTGTTAATTTAATGTCTATAGTGTACTTTTACCTTTTTATGGAACTCTGTCGCGCAATCTCCGTTGCAAAAGAGTTTATCTCCACTCACTTCTACGTAACAGATTAGACGCCTTGACATCCTCCCCGGCCTTCAGGCCGGGGATTCCTAAGGTTACCTTAGGTTTACCACTTCTATGCTGCGCCAACCGCAAGTCATAACAACGAGCCACTTGCTACCAGTTACCTAGTAGTAGAGGTGAACTCTCCATGGTCTGCAACCGAGTGTCCTCTCGGCCGTTGATTGTGTTAGCCAGCAACGACGGCTACTTCACCGTGATGTGACTTCGAGGTGGGCAGTGTAGCGTAGAGCTCCATAGCCTTATTCTCGATGTTGGCTGCTGCGTTTAGGTCTCTGTCGTGTGTGTTGCCACAGAACGGACAGTCCCAAGTGCGCTCGTCTAGTGAGAGCTTCCTCTCAAGCTGCTTACCTGTTAGTGAACAGATGTGGCTGCTTGGGAAGAAGCGACTCATATAGATGAGAGTAGCATGTTGGGATTCCACCACCTTGTACTGTAACTTAGTGAAGAACGAAGACCAGGCTGCGTCTTGTATCGCTCTACTGAGCTTGCGGTTACGTATCATGTTGGCGACAGCTAGGGCTTCTACACCGATAACGTGGCTATTGTTAACCAGTGTACGAGTTGCCTTGTGTTGCCAGTCATGACGGGCGTTGGTGACCTTTTGGTGTAGCTTAGCTACTTTGATGCGTGCTTTAGTGCGGTTCTTACTTCCTTTGATTTTCCTTGAGAGGGATTTTTGGTGACGCTTAAGGGATTTAAGGTGGTTTTGAAGCCACCTGGGGTTCTCTAGTTTGTCACCTGTAGAGAGAGTTGCGTAGGTTTTGATACCTAGGTCGATGCCTACGTTGGTCTCACCTGCAGTCTTTTGAGGCGTGTACTCACAGGTGAAGGAGACGTAGTAGTCACCACTTGCATTCTTGGTGATAGTGATGGAGTTAGGCTCACTTGGCAACTCTCTGCTCCATATGACTTTAAGGGGAGTGTCAAGCTTAGCGATATAGAGCTCTTTACCTTTGAGGCGAAAACCACTGGTGGTTAGGTGAAACCCTTGGTCATTAGAGCGCTTCTTGAATTTAGGCTTGCCTACTCTTTTATGGAGTTTGCGACCTCTGAAGAAGTTAGCAAAAGCTGTCCCGAGAGTTATGGCTGTTTGCTGGAAGGCTACATTAGAGTAGAGTTTCATCCAAGGGTGAAGCTCTTTAAGGGCTGGTATCTTGTTAACGAAGCCGTAGCCTGAGGTGTCAGGGGAATTGACTTCCACCTCTGGGGTTTGTGACTTTTGAAACTCATAGAGCTTATAGGCTTCTTGGGACTCTTTAAGTAGCTGGTTCCATAGGAATCGGTTAGCGCCGAAAACTTCAGCTAAGAACTGCTTTTGCTCGTCTGTAGGATAGATGCGGTATTTGTAACCCTTAACGAAGGGCTTTTTAGGAGACTGTTCCATGTTGTAACCCTTTCATTTAAGTTGTGTTGATTATGTTACCCTATAACAATATTTACGACTAACTCCGGACTGAAGTCCGGAGCTTGCGTCTAAAACCTTTGGTTATTTAATAGAGATTTCTTTCACTAAATCTACTGCCAAGGTTGTTGAATTCGACCTAACATCTGTGGGTTGACTTGCAACCCTTGGTTATTTCCAACCATAGGTTGCTGAAACTGAGGTTGCATCATCGGTTGTTGGAACTGAGGCTGCATCATCATAGGTTGTTGCATCATGGGTTGCTGAAACTGAGGTTGCATCATGGGTTGCTGCATCATCATAGGCTGCTGAAACTGAGGCTGCATCATAGGTTGTACCATTTGTTGCTGTGGGTTAACACCTGATCTAACAAGTTCTTGTTGAACCCATTGTGGAGTAGACACCTGAGGCTGCATCATGGGTTGCTGCATCATCATAGGTTGCTGAAACTGAGGTTGCATCATCTGCTGAGGCATCAGTCCACCACTATATCCCATTCCAGCCTTAATGATATCTTCAGGAGCGAGTGGCTGCTGTTGCATAGGCTGTTGCATAACAGGTTGAACAACTTGTGGTTGCATGATCTGCTGTGGCTGTGGGATAAATTGTGGTGGATTTTGTGCTTGGTCTACAGAAGCTTTACTCTCATCAATCTTTAACTTAGTAGACTCTACCCTTACATCATCTTGGTTAGGAATAACCCTAATTTGTGCTGACATAGAATAAAGCTCTTCTAAGTGTTTGGTCCACTCATGGTTAAATATAAACTCATCCATGTTGATAGTAGGTTCTTTAACGGCATTAATTAACTTGATGAGCTCATTGATCCTATTGGTAATAAGGTAAGAGGTCTTAATCAAAATGTTTAGATACCTAAAGATCTTATTGTCTGTTCCTTCAACATAGACATCTTTTTCAGAGATATTGGGAAAGATCACATTAAAGATGTTGTTAAGAGCAAGCAAATCTTTTTTCCGAAGTCTGCTGCCAAAAACCCTATACTCACGGTCTTTGTCTTCTAGAGATTTAGAGATCTCATTATACATTACAAAGTTAATTTTACCGATAGCTGGGTAAGGTGTATCTCCTATAGAACCATTTTTCTTCAAGAAGATATCTAAGATATATCCAACATCGTTAACTTTACGACTGTTCTTAGCAGCTAGCATAAAGTTCTCAATGATAGAGTGATCTACTTCCCCAATATTACTGATAATATCAACTAACTTACTTGATTTGACTTTCTGCTGTATTTGAACATCAGATGCTAATGTAATTAAGTTCACAATCAACGCTGCCAAACGTGTGTTGATCTCAAGAGTGAGCCTACGTTTATAGAGGTTAAATACAGACGTCTCAGGGTTAGTGTAGTTCTCGTTAAGTGGATGAAAGATAAGTTTACCATTTGGGTTCTTCAAAACACTAAAGTAAGGAAGAGCCAGTGGTTTATCGTCAATAGTGATGTCACCGATTTTCTCATCAATGTTAGCAATAATACCATCATCAACTTTTAGACCACTATAATCTAAAATTGATAAGTAAAATGCCTCGATAGTGGGATTGAGATTTCCGTTGTTATTCATGTTTTTCCTTTGTTAATAATAAGCTTTTTGATCCACAAACTCAGTCGATAATGTTGAAATCACATTGTTTAACTGAAAAGACATATAGTCTACAGCGTTTTTGTCTACTGTCACAACTGGTGAAAACAGACTGTTAGCAAATGTTGGAATTGTATACCAGTTAGATGGGTAACCTGCATAAGATAGATTAATCTTTGTGGTGCCAAGTAAATCCACGTACACTTCTAAATGTAGAGATACTGTTCCAGAATTACTCTCATTGAGGAAGATATCATTAATAAACTTACTCTTAAAGATCTCCAAGATGTAGTTAAAGTCTTGCTCCTCTAAGTTAATAAAAGAGTTAAAGTTAGTGATAAAAACCTCAGCCATACCTGAAGGATTAGTCATATTAGACGCAGTAAAGTAAATCTTGTTAAAGCCGTACTTTAGTGCTAAAGAGACTGAGTTCTCAATAAGAGAATACGCCTTAATTGTAACTGGGTCTTGGCCATGCCAATAGTCTCCAACTTCAGGTGTTGCTTGAATAACTGGGTTAACATAATCTTTAGTGATATTAAGAAGCTTAAACCTTCCGTATATAGTTGGGTCAATGTTAAGAAGCTGTTGAAAATTAAAGACTGAACTTACAACAGAGTTATAACCACCACTTCTGCTTAAATACTTTAAAAATCTATTATCATTTATACTTGGTTCTGGTATATTAACACTAATATTACTAGCTGACGCATCTGCTATACTGTAAGAATTAACATGAATTTCTTTATTCTTGTTATCAAGCATACCAGCTGTTAATATATTACTTAAATAGCTTGTTGTGATATTGTTATCAATACTAGAAGATATACTCTTCTTGTCAAAAGAGTTCATAAAGGCCGTTGAAAGATAACTATTTAAATCTGTAGAATCTCCCATCATAGCTGTATAGTTCATCAACCCAATATTTTCTAAGATATCAGTAGGTCTTTGTGTAAAAACTTCATTAACACCGTTATTAAAGAAAAGGTTATAGATTTTATAAAGCTTTTCTTTACGAATAGTTCCTAGTGGTGTGTTAATAATCATTGTTGTTGTTTCAATCACATTGTTGATGTAGTGATTGAGTTGACCATCAATGTTACCAGATGACGTGATGCCATTATAGTCAGTATAACCTTGAATATAGCTTGTAATTTCAACACCAGTCATATCAGTTGTTCTGACTTTCATCATAAAGATAAACTTCTTTGTTGATAGCCAATCGCTGTTAATAGAAGTTTGAAAACCAACTGAACTTGGTTGAATGATTTCATTAGCAACACCGTTAACAATGTTAGGTGTAACTTTACCAGCTTTGGTGTCATACATACGATCTACTACTGTGTCGATAGCAGACTTAGTGACGTTAACTGTATAAGGTCTATTAAATACAGGCATATATTCGCCTGTAGGTATATAGATAAGATCTTCAATAATGAAGTTTTCTGCGTTATTAATTGCAAACATTTTTATTCCTTAAAGTTTAGTTGGAATGAACAAACTGGATGTATTGACAAATAAGATCATTAATGTCATTAGGGATTTGAAGATAACCTTCGTTTATTTTTACCAGACCAAGCTGATGTTCAGAACCTATAGGAACCCACAGGTAATTAACTATTTCTTTACTTGTTTCAGCGATAGTTTTTTCTATGATAGATACTTTGTCTTCTTCCACCACAAAAGTATAATGTGGATTAATCTTTTTCACAAGTTGTTTATTAACACCATTTCTTACGATCACATTAATATAATTGTTTTGCTCTGTTCTATAAGAACTCAATAGCATAGCAATGAATGGTTGGTTATTCTTAATGAGGATAATTTTAGCCAGTAAAAGAAGCTCTACAACTTTTCTTAGTTCAATATAGTACAAAGCTCTTGGGTTAATAAATTTACTTAAAAACCATCCAAGCATATAAATTTGAACCTTACTGACACCTTTATCCATTATTAGTTTGACATTTTTTAATTCCTCGTTATAAGAAGCATAGTCAAAATCTTGGTAACCTAAGACTTCTACTAACATCTGTAAGTTACTAAGAGCGTGTTGAATTTCTACGACAGTCCCTACAGGAATATCTGAAGTTTTTCTATAATCTTCAAAGTAACTTATGTCTTCTTTGTTAGGGTCTTTACTACTTGCCTTACTCCTAATGATACCACCATCAGCTGTAGCAAAACTGCCTTTGTATTTGATAGTCTGGAAGATAAAAGAGATAATGTTACACTTCTTGTTGTAAAAATCAATAGTGATAAGTTTATTGAAAATGATCTCGCTAATAAGACTATCAAGTATGTCGTCATCACTAAGACCTGTGTTAATAATAAGATGCTCATTCTTAGTGGCACCTATTAATGTAATTTGATTTACCTCAATATACTCTCTGAGCTTTTCTAATTCAGCTGAGGCGTATACGTCTGTCTTAATGAAAAGCATGAAGATCTTATAATAGTAATGTGATGTCAGCTGCTTAATATACCCATAATAATCTAAGTACAATGGTGACAATGCTCTAATAAAGACAATAGTCGATATTAAGTTACTATACTCATTCTTAATATAAGTCTTCTCCCTAGTTGTATTCATATCAGGATCAAATAGAAAATCGTCTCTGATATTATCAGGAAAAGGTATAAGGTGTTCTTTGCATTTAGCCCAGTGTTTAAATCTATTAAAATCAAGTAAGTTAGAAACAGCCACTAAACTATTTTCAACCGTGTTAATTGTCTTAATGTCATTATAAGACGCTTTATATGTATCTGTTGATATTTCTTGAAAAATATCATAGATAGCTTTTTGTGTCACTAATGGTAGGGTTGAAACATACTCATTAATTTGATCATATATAGTCGAGATATTAGACTGGTCTTTGTAGAAGTCGAAAATATCACATAAAATTGGTGATTCATCTTTAAAATATATATTTAATACATTTAAGCCAAACTCTGACATAGTTATCTTGTAATTTAAAGACACGCTAAACTCCTTTTAGAAAAATAAACAAACACTTACAAGTAGTATATATGTAGTTGACATACATTCAGAAATACCTGTCTCTTTCACAAAGGAGAGAGACAGGTTGTCTGTACATTTTAAAGAGCTAAGTCATCTAACTCTTGAATGTTTTCTTTAACAGCTACTTGTGGATTAACGCCACTTCTACCTTTAACTTCTAAAGGTTTGCGTGGACTGTTATCATATTCTTCATCTGTATAATTTACAATAATGTTGCTTACAATACCAAGAATAAGATCAGCTAATCCTAAAGCCATTTTGGAAGAAATGCTTTCTTCTGACAGTAAGTTTTTGTCTTTATCTCTAAAAGCGTGGAACGGTGAAGATTTCAGAGTAAAAACTAACTTAGGTTTAGCTTCCATAATAACACTAAAATAGACTAATCCTTGATTAGACTTACCAATATGTAGTGTAGAAACAATACGTTTATTAGTTGTTGGTTTATCATTCTCATATACAAAAGTAAGTGAATCAATAGAAAATTTAACACCAGGTTGTCCGTTGGCGACATCCTTAAGTAAATTCATAATTGTTACCATTGTCGGATGATCGCTTGGAAAAGATATAACACCTTCTTTTCCAACTACTCCAGTGTATACTGTAATTCGAGGATTACCGTCTCTAAAACTAAAAATAAGTTTAGCTTTACGATTTGTATCATCCCCAGTTTCGTCACCCCAAATGACTAATTTGGATATATCGTAGTACTTGTTGTAAAGAGTTGACATGAGTTTTGTCCTTTGTGTTAGCGTTGGTGAAATTAATTCAAAAATGAATACTTTATACCGAATACTTTGGATTTATAGCTTAATTCAAACCATGCAGTTTGTAGTAAAAAATGTATTGGTTGCTAGAATTCAGTAATTTAGTGGTGGAACAACTTTTTTCTTTAACTGGAGTATATGTATATGAAAGCCTTTCGTAACGTTGGTGGAAATGTAATTGAAATTGAAGTGGACGTTGATGCGCAAGGCGTACCTCTACTTCCTCGGGATACCACAGTGAGCGCACGTCCTGCTCCTATGGACGGTCACTATGTAACTGTTGTTGGAAATGAATGGGTGCAGATCGCTCTACCCACAGAAAACTTTGAATTTAGTTATAAGAAGCAACTTGCTTTAGCAAAACTTGCAGCTTACAAAGCATGGTATATTGAACAACCTGTTACACATTCTGGTATTCTATTTGATGCTGATGAACTTGCACGTAATCGTTTAGTTCAAGCTTTGGTTATCAATGGTTCTACTGGCTACTTACCACCGGCTTGGATTGCTGTTGATAATTCAGCATTCCCTATTGCAACTTTAGCTGATTTAACTGCACTTATCACCACTGTACAAACAGCTTTCGCTACACGTTTCTTTGAAATGGATGCTATTCGTCAACAAGTGTTAGCATCAACGGATGAAACCGCTCTAAACGCTATCACTATTCCAGTTAAACCTCAGTAAACTTTAATTTTAATATTCACCAACTTAGACACAAGTCTAAGTTGGTGAATTCATCGTTACAATAGAGTCGGAGACCTAGGACTTAAGTCCGAGGTAGTTGACTATTTCCCAAAAATGAATTCAAAAGACACGACATCCATTAGCGGGTGTACTTTCTTCTTTTTCATAGACTCATAAATTTCCAATCTCTTTTTTAAGGGAGCTGGTATAAACATAACGTGATCGCCAAAGATAGATAATAAATACTCATTAAATGGCAAGAAACTCATATCCTCATGAGGCATCTTAAAGTACTTTGTATTCCAGCTTTTTCTTGTCTTAATAACACCTGTATTAGATTCAAGTAAATCTAGCCTTACAAAATTACTATAACTCAATAAGTCAAAAGGAATATGCGTAAATAGTAAAACTTTATCTTCTTTATTGTAGTGTATGTTCTTAGTAAAAAGACCTATATCGTCTTCTTTCCTAAGCTTATCTAAACAGTAAGAATTAATACCATCTATAAAGATTTGTTTCTCTGTTGTAGAGTGTCTTAACTGTTCAGGCTTATACACTCTCTTTACAAAAGAGTAGTCATTTATATAGAACTTAATATTAAGAGAGTTTGATGCAAAGAAATTAGTAAGGAACTCTATCTCCTCTAAAAGAGCTTCTAGTATATCTTTCTTAGGAACCATAATAAGGCTCATATAAGGGATACTATTAATTAAGTTTCTAAGAAGTGTGGAGACATTAAAGACGTAGAGTGTATACTCTGCAAGGTTAGCTTTCTCTGGTACGGTTCTTGAGTCGTCATAAACTTCTGTTAAAGGAGCGAATAATGTTTCTAATGAAAGAGAACTTCCAATGCTGATCGGGAATCCGCTCATTGGTCTTTCAGCTAATGTCTTGTTCAACTAGATTCTCCTTATGCTTAAAGATAGATATATAGTTTAAAAGCTTCTTAACTTCTGATTCCACTAAAGTGTTTTTAGTGGTTAAGTTATTAAAAAGAGTGTCGTGTATATTAACATCTAATGTGTAAGTATTAGATGTATCAAGCACACTATCAGTTAGTATATATGTAACGCTAGAGGATTCAGAAATATTTTCTTTGATAAGTTTCTTGATGTTATAGTCAAGATACCTTAACTTTAAGTCTTGAAAAGTAATATTAAATGAATGATCTCTTGGAAGAAGTAATCTAATATGACTGTCTGGTTTAAGTTTATTAATATACTTATCTAATCTATCTAAAGTTGTTGCAGCTGTTACGTTTAATGTTAAATAGGTATAAGCTAGAGGATTTTCTATAAAAGTGTAGTTAGAGTCTTCTACTATGAGGTAACCTTTTGGTTGTTCTTCTCCATGAGCTAATCTCTCTAAGCTTCCGTTAGCTATAATTCTATCAAAAGTAGAATAGGTGTGGTAGTGACCAACATGAATAAAACCTTTAATAAGTGGCAGAAAATACTCTTCTTTGTAATGAAAGCCTGAGTACTTTTTACCTACAAGTTGATAAGCAAATTGACCATGAAATATACCTATATCAACTTGTGATATAGAATACTCCAACATTTTATCTTGTATCTGCTTCTCTAAAATTGTGTGATCATGAACCCACTCATCTGGTATATATAGCACGTACTTATTGTGTTCCTTAATATACTCGATGTCTAAGACCTTATGATAAATAAGATTACATTTATTGTTACGAATATCATTGAGTTTAACAAGAATCTCTGACTGATTTCTGTCATGAGAAGGTGTGCCTTCTAAGACTCTAAGTAAAATATTGTTAATAAAACAGTAAGTTAAAAGGTCGTTAAATAACTCTATGATTGTTAGAAGCTCTTTAGAATTAGCATCTAGAAGAGAATCAAAAAAGTCTCCTGATATAAAGAGAATATCTATACTCTTATTTTGTTCTGATAGTATCTGTTTTCTAATGGTGTTACAAATGTGTGTTGTTGGTGTGTTTTTATGACCAAGATGAATATCCGAAGTAACTAAGTATTTCATGGTTTTTTCTTGTTTGTTCATTCTATTTAGGGTCTATTGAAAAATAAATACTGGTATCTATTTTTGTTATTCTTTGATAGCTTTTCTTTTTGTGGTTTTAATTAAGGAGATTGATATGAGAGTTAGAATTTTAGCTAATGGTGGCGCTGGTAATGCTGGATTAGATAGTACTGGTGGAACATTAAATGGTCCACTGATTTTATCAAAACATCCTTCAGTAGGAATGGAAGCTGCCACTAAGGGTTATGTTGACACATCTGTTACTAGTTTAAATGCTTCTAATATTACAAGTGGTACGATTAGTGTATCTATGCTTCCAGCTATGACTGGTGATTTATCTAAACCAGCTGGCAGTGGTGTTTTGACTTTAGCTGCAAACGGTGTGACTGCTGGCACTTATCCTAAAGTTGTAGTTAACGCTAAAGGTTTAGTGACTGGTGGAACTTCTCTTGTAGAGAGTGATATTCCTGCTTTAGATTGGAATAAGATCGGAAGTGGTAAACCTACGACTTTAAATGGTTATGGTGTCACAGATGCTCTAAATGTTAACGGTGGAACTTTGACTGGTGCCTTGACACTTAATGCAAATCCTTCTTTAGCTATGCACGCAGCAACTAAAGGCTATATCGATAGTGCTTTAAGTTCTAACACTGGTTTAGGGGTGGGTGACATTGTCCGCAAACCTTATAGCACTACTCCAACAGGTTTTCTGAAATGTAACGGAGCTTATGTTAGTAAAACAACGTATAGCGCTCTATTTGCTGTCATTGGTAATAGTTATGATGTTGCTAACCCTTCACCTAGCACACAGTTTATGGTACCAGATTATAGTGCATTAGATGCCACATACATTCCTGGTGTTTATAGTTACATTAAAATCTAAAATATACTAAATACCACTCACAAGGCTTATTCCTTGTGAGTGGTATATCTTTTTCTAACATTTCAAGAATCCTCTGATATTTTTTAAAAGAGATTAATTATGGCGATATTATTTCAAAATGACTGGTTAAAATACCCAAACGCTATAATACATTACGAAACAAAGAATACTTCCTTTGTTAGGTTAGCTGAAATATACTATAAAATGGGTGTACAAAATAACGCATTTCATTTAAGTTTACTTCAGCCAGAACTAACACTTATAGATCCTCATGATCCAAACTTATCTTTAGAAATAAAAGCAAAACTTATTTATGAGTGTAAGAATAATCCTTGGTATTATTTTAGAGAAGTGTTAAGAGTGCCTGTTCCTGGTAGTATGACACCTACTCACTTTAAAGCAGACAGAGCTAATATAGCGCTATATTGGTTGTTCTTTAACCATATCATGACTCTTATTGTTATTCTTAGGCAGACTGGTAAAACTACCATGCTAATGTCTTTAGTAACCTATATTCTTAATTTTGGATCTACTAATACATTCGTTAACTTACTTACCAAATCAGAGTTCCTTAAAGCAGAGACACTATCTAAGGTCAAAACTCTCTTTGATGAAATACCTGACTCTATTAATTTTAGTACAAAGAAAGATATATTTAATAGTGATGAAGTTAGATTACATTCTTTACAAAATCAATTTAAAGCAAGTCTATCTTCAGCTTCTCCTAAACAAGCTGAAAAGGTAGGTCGTGGTTTTGTCTCACCTGTGACTATTATTGACGAAGCTGCTTATATCGAGAACATAGCTATTGCGCTAGGTGCTATTCTCATGTCAGGTAATGCTGCTCGTGAGTATGCTCGAATCAATAAACAAATTTATGGCACTATCTTAGCTACAACGGCTGGTAACATTGACGACAGAGACGGGAAATATGTCTATAAAATCTGGAACTCTGCTACTGCTTGGGATGAACATTTCTTTGATTGTGCTAATGAGGAAGAACTCAACGCTACTATTCTAAAGAACTCTAATGCTTCTAACAATGAAACTAAAAGAGCTATTGTTAATATCACTTTAAGTTATAGACAGCTAGGGTATGATGAGGAATGGTTGCAACGTAAGCTATCTGAGAATATCTCCACACCTGAAAATATAGCAAGAGACATTTTCAATCAGTGGCTCTCAGGCTCTAACGCTTCTCCTATTCCTAAAGAGTATATAGAGATTATTAAAAACAGTGCAAGAGACGATTATATTTCTGAGTTCTATGCACCTTACAATTACCTTTTAAAGTGGTATATGCCTCTTTTTGAAGTTGACGGTAGGGTAGGTGCTGGACACAGTTTTACGATCGGTGTAGACACTTCTGATGCCGTTGGTAGAGACGATATCGCATTTGTGATGAGAGATCATACAACTGGTGAAATTATATGCACCGCTGTCTTTAACGAGATAAATTTAATTACTCTAGCAGACTTCTTTGTATCTTTTCTTATGAAATATACTAATTCCATTATGATTATGGAGAGAAGAAGTAGTGCTGCTGCTATTATTGATTACATGATACAAAAACTCGTTATGCATGAGATTAACCCATTTAGTCGTATGTATAATACCATTTACCAAAATAAAGAAGAATACGCTAAAGAATACGAAGAAGTTTCTAAAGCTCGGTACTTCAATGAAGAAATTTTCACTAAGTACAAAAAGCACATCGGGTTTGTAACTTCTGGTACAGGTATAACATCTCGCTCTGAACTTTATAGCACTACGTTAATTAGTATGTTAAAATACACTGGTTATTGTCTCTACGACTCTAAACTTATTAGTCAAATATCTGCGTTAGTGATTAAGAATAATAGAGTAGATCATCCACCGGGTGGAAACGATGACATGGTAATTGCTAGTCTTTTAAGTTACTGGATACTTACTAATGGTAAAAACCTTCATCTATATGGAATAGATACTTACACTATACTTAAATCTAATAAAACTTATTTAACAGAGAAGTACTCTGGTGGAAATGACGAGTATAACGAGCAAGAAATAATAGAGCTTGAAGGTAAGTTCAATGACGTTCTTGAACAATATAAAAAAGAAAATAACTCAATCATAGCTCGTCAGTTAGAAGCTAAAATAAGAATGCTTGCAAGTGAGCTTAATAACTTTAATCAAGCTATATCCGTGAGTGAATTATTGGATAATATCAATAGAGAGAAAAAACTTAAACGAAGATTTTAAAAACATACCCACCTAGAGTTTTGGCTCTAGGTGGGTATTTGTAGACAATAGTTTAGCGAACTGTTAGACAAGCAACAGATAATTGTAAATAACCACTAGAGGTTAATTTTAAAAATACAACTTCAATATTAGCATATTGTGTAACAGCTGTAGTAAATTCAAACACTTTATTATATTCCTCTATAGGAACAGTAATCTTATCATTACCCCACCTTACTTCTATATCTGTAGGCTCTATTGGTGAAGTCTCAGTTACAGGATTAAATAGTGGACTTGTTGATGAATATAATCTACTAATAAACTGATCAACAGTAGTAATACCGTTATCAATAGTAATCTTTTTATTATTAGTATTATCTAATGTTGCTCTCAGGTTAGTACCATAATACGGAACAGTTGAAGGTACTTGGTTACCTACTTCCCAAATATTAGATAAACTTGTATCGTTACAAGGACCTCTAAGAACAATATCCACAGTTTGAACATGTAAATAACTATTATAAATACCAGAGACACTAGAAAGCTCGATACTAAATGTTATTCTTTGTGTGATACCATAACCTAATGGATTAAAACTAGATGAGTTAGTAGAAATACCAATAATGTTAGTAACATCAAATAGAACATTTCTATCCAAGTTCATTAAATATGCTTTTAATCTATAACCGTTTAGACTATCAACCCAAACAGGATAAACAAAAAGTTTTACATTGTAACTTGTATTAGCATTAGTGACAATAAGTGAATACGGTCTTGTCACGTAGTAATTATCACTATCTACACTAGCTAAAGCAGCCTCAGTTGGATCCATTCTATAACTCAATACCAGTGGTACCCTATGACCTATAATGGTGCTTACAAACTGATCTAGACCATACAGTCTAAACTTATCTCCGTCAACAGGAAATTCAACTTGACTTGCATCGTTATACTGGACAACACCAATAGGATTAAATGAGATAATAGGTAGGTTAACGGGATAGTTAATCTCGTTTTGTTGTGACACACTGATAAACGGAGACTTCATGAAAATCTGCGTAATGTATTTTTGCTCAGCGTAAGCTTGAGCTACAAAGGTAGTTTCTTCTAAAATACAACTTACTTTAGCTAGCACTTTACCAGCATTATCAAAAACAACAACTATACATCCTTCTCCATCTTGGAGTTCTTGTAAAGTGTTACAGGTAGGTATACTCTTAATAGCATAATTATCATGACTATTATACGCTACTAATACTAAAGGTATATTATCACCGATAAAGTTACCATTATTGTCGTACCGTCTAGAAATAATCTTAGTGGGATCTATGAAACTACCCTGATAAATACGAGCATAAGAAGCAGTTGAAGAGTATACTCTTAGTAATCCATCAACTGCTAAAGTATAAGGTACAACTGATTTATCATAATAGATTCTATAGTTATCACCTGTTGAAGATATTAAATAATCAGTAGATACAGTATTTTGTAAATTAATAGGTGAGAGTGTTGGTATATATGTTATATTGTTTAAAGTAGAAACAATGTATGTTGAGCCTGTCTCTGGTTCAACAACATAATCAGATACTTTAGGTATAACTCTATTTTCCCCAATATCACCCATATAGATTTCATGTATAGACCATATAGCCCAACGACCATCTGGTTGATAAACTGGGGTATATCCATCTAATCCTACAATACCTATAGCATTTGGCATAAATTTCTCCTTTTGAGCATTTGGTTAATTCAAAAAATGGTATACCACTAGAGAAGTTTAAACTTCTCTAGTGGTTTTCACATTTCAAAAAGATCATCTAAACTACTTGAATTAGATTGTGGTGCTGCTTGATTAATATTATTAACAATGTTATACCTTTGTAGTATATTAACCCACCTAGAGTTAATTTCATTAAAGTTAATTCGGCTAATTAGTTCAGCATTTTTACTTTGCAAAGCTTGGACTAAAAAACTAAGTCCACTAGTTGGCATATTACTATTAATTTGGTCATATCTTCCAAAGATATCTCCAATATCTCCTTCTGATTTAGTTAAAAAAAGATTGTTAGTGTTGAGTATACTTGGAACTATAAAAAGTAATTCTTTTGTGTTATCATCAGTTATACCTACTTCAGCAACAGGACTACCTGAAATACTTATCCACTCCATTACCCAATTAGTGTTTACACCATTACCTAAAAAACACGGCAAGAAATATCTTACAAATAAGCTCTCAGGTATTTTATTAATATTATCAGTATTAAACATTCCAGAAAATACTATATTTCTGCTATGCTCCATTTCTCTATAAAGCATTTCTTTAACGCTATTGACTTGTTGATCTAAAGACATGTTGTGCACCTTTGTTGTGTGTTATTCACACTATAGAGCATTCAATTAGAAAAAACTATAGTGAATTTAGCATATCTAATGCCGACCCATAATTACTAAAACTAATAACCTTTTTACTTTTACTGTTATTAAGTTCAGTTATTTTAGACAACTCTATTCTATTATTTTCACTATCTATCACTGCTACTTTTATAAGTATTGCGTAAGATTTCATAGTTAGTTCTTTAATATCCACAGATACTTCCACTGTTACAAAGTAGTTTGTTAGTAATTTTTCTAAGTCTTGTCTAACATCAGTCATCATACCATCTGGATTATTGATGTTTTTATAGTATGTGAACGGTAAATTAATAATATTATCTTGATAAGCTAAAGATTGCATACTATCAGATAGTATATAGTAAGATAAGAGATAGTCAAGCATTTTCTTGCTATCAGTGATCCATCCTTCTTCTGTTAGACTTGGTATAACTTTCATCTTTAAACTCCTAAATGTACACTTCAAGAGATTGAAAACATACCCATGATATTCTCCTATTAACAAACACCACCCACAATCGAAATGACTGTGAAAAAGCAGTGTCTGTTTACATGTAATATATATGCAGCCGAAATAATTTCCGATGCAAAAAAAGAAACCACCAACAGAGATAAGTCTGTTGGTGGTTTCTTTATGTCAGTCGCAACAGCTCTTTAAGCTTAGGGTCTAGTTCTTTATTGCGAGTACCGATGTGCTTTTGTAGCCACTTATAGTTTAGTCCTGTAGCACACACTTCTCTACGAAAACTAGGGATATCTAGCTTAGTATTTTGAAGCATGCGGTTAAGGATTACAAGATCTTCAGGTGAAAGATTCATAGCTTTTTAAGGTCTGTTAATGATTACGGGTTCTTTAGACTTACAAGTAAAGTCAAAAGGAGAAGTCTCTAGTAGCCAATCTATACAATCCCAAGCATTGAGTACCTTTGTCTTCTCAAAATGATTTAGCTCTCTATCTCCTACCATCAATGGCTCATCATAGTGTTTAATCACAAAACTGTCCTCTTGATCAACAACAGAGCCATCCATCACTCTTCTATAGTTATAGTCTTTGTCACCGACATCTTTACCAAACACGTTATTGTAAGTAGAACTATAACCGTCAAGGTTTTGATCAAGATAGAGTTGTCTCACACTAGGATGAGCCATAACCCATCTTTGCATAAGCATATTAGCATCTTGTAAATCAGTGAAACTTTGAATGTTGTCATAGTAGTTATCTACTATACTAACACCATTGTTTTTAATCTGATTCATAATACCATATTGTGTCAATTTGTCATTCACAAAGTTATAACTCGATTGCAGTCCATTATAAACTCTCTGACTAAACTCATTGAAGACTTGTGGTATTGCTTGTATTTGGTTATACAGGTAGTTACTAATTATACCACTTTTATCACCATACAAGACGTAGTCTATTCCAGATTCTGGGCAGTCTATGACCATTCCCATTTAAACTCCTTTGTTGAAAATGAATTGGTTTACAGTTATTATATATGTACTCAAAGATATTACTAAAGCAACCAAAGTGTCTAGTTCACACCAAACACCTAGGCTACTTAAGTTGACATGAAATTACTCAGCGTCGAAATCACTGTCTTAGGAAACTTAATGTTACTAGTGAATTCATTTGTTCCTGATAACGATAAAATGTTATTGTGTGGCTCAAAGTTATCCAGGTTCTTATGCACCTTCTCAGTTAGCACCAAAGTAAGATTGAGTTCATCCAATTATGTTCAGTAAAGGTCGTTAAACTTTACCCGTATATTTAAATACAGCTACATATTTCTATGTAGATCAGACTATATCTTCTATTCAAAATTACTTTTGAATAGCTTTCCATTTCCACCCACTTAGGTGTACTTCCTTTCGGAATAGTCGTTGAACGTTACGCGTATCACACTTCACAGTGTTATTTAGCGTCTTCGCTGCTGATTGTCCCTACCGATAGATTTTCAAACATTGACGCATGAGTTTTCACTCTTCGCTTTAGTTCTATCGTTTAACAGGAGTTCCCAGCAATTAGAGAAGTTTAAAGAACTGAATACGTAGCTCAGTTCAATGACAGCAAAATCTACCGTCAAAATCGGCATTAAAACTTGGTGCTATTAAATAACTCATACTAAAAGTTGTATCGTAAGGATCAGTTTTTACTCTAGTAATTCTTACTGTTTGAATACTACCCCTAGCTAAGCTTGGGTTACGGTTATATAAACCTTTCATACCAACTTCAGAAGAAGTAATCAACTCATGAAATATCTCATCTAGAACTGGGTGATAAATCTTATTATGATATATCAAAAAGTTAATGGCATTCTTATAAGTATACCCTCTTTTATAAAGTCTGTTAAGTATATGTTCTCTAAGCAGTGTGCAACCTATACCCCAAGGAATATACAACTCATCATATACATGTGGTCCAGGTATACTAGTTACAACAGCACGAGCTGTAAAGTGACTTCTAGTAGAACTAATGTGCTGTCTTACTAAACCGTTCTTATTAAAGAATACAGTTTTCATGTACCCATTGTAAAAATCAGCAAGATCAAGTAAACTATTAGCTACCTTGTTTTGTTTAATTGTGTTTGTTTTAGTATATAAATCAATTCCTGTTAAACGCCTGATCACGTTAATTGGATTTAAAATACTTTTATCGATAAATTTACCTAGCTCGTTACTCTCCATAGCAAAGATGATTTTGTTAGGAAAGGGTAAATGTCTACTGAAAATAGCTGACTTATTCCTTAGTAGAAAATTATAGAAATTGTAAGAATCACTAGTTTTTTCCTTTATAAATTCATTCTCTAAAATCTCAATGATCTTAAAGAAATTAAGAACAAAGCTATTATAACCTCTTTTAATACCATTTGTAGCAAGAAGAAAATCAAGTTTTTCTAGTATATTTAAATTCTTCTTTTGTTGTTTCTTATCAATCTTAAAGTTAGGTAACATAATGTACTTAATTAAGGGTACATTAGGTTTAGTGATTTTATACCTGGCTAATAAGATTGCTATAACAATAGGTGATATAAATAGTTCTACTTCGTTAGGTTGTTTTAACCATAGAAGAAACGATATGTTATCGTCTAAGCTAGAAGTTACATGTGTATTACATTTATGACAAAACTCACCCACGTAGTAAGTTCCTTTTAATTCACCACACTGACAAGCAGGGATAATTGATAGGTTATCTTCTGAGTAGTTTTTTAGAATGATGGAGTCAAGAAGCTCTTTATTTTCTGTGTTAAAAATGTCTATATCGTTGATTAGAATTTTCTCTGTAAGGACTTTAGCAAAAACATCATCAAAATTAGTCAATTGTAATGAAACAGGCATAGTTGTATTCCTTTTGCACGATTGTGCAAACTATTGACTTTATAGTGAAAAAAATACAACACACAGCTTTTAGGGCTGTGTGTTGTAACTCATTACATCAGATACAGTTTAGAAACTACGAGTGTAGTTGTTACCTGTATAGAATCCACCGTACACATTGTTCTGACCAATAATACGTGCATCAGGCTGTAGCATAGCGCTAGAGAAATCAGCAGTACTACGGCGAACAAACATGTCGTTGACAGCTCCAAGATTGGAGAAGATCGGAGCAAACCCAATAGACTTCATAGAACCAACCAGGTTCATCAAGAAACCACTTGAGAAAGTCACGCGGTCATAGTACTGTTTATAGACAGCACTATTGTTACTCATGTTATCAATAAACTTCTTACGCTCAGCAGCACGAAGCTCTGAAGGAATAGAAGAGTTATACAATGTGTTAGTGTATTGAGATACCAGAACAGGCTGTTGGTTCGTGTCGTTAATAAAGTTAGCAATAGACAGGTAAGAACACAGATGACGAATATCTTTCACTCCATCTTTAGTCTTGTAGTAGCCACCATGGATCTTGTTGGTGGTCTCGTTAAACATAGGCATGTTACCGGCTTGGTATGCACCATTGGTCATGTTCGTCACAAAGTTATTGACGCGATCAAACGCATCTTTACTGTTACGGAACTTGATGTAATGCAGCACGGATGTAAACCATGTCTCAGGACCAGCCTTAGGAATATCAATAGACACTGTAAGCGTAGGACGAACAAGGGTTTGCACCAGTTTGTTCAGCTCTGCAATTGTGAATGTCTTTGACTTAGTGTCATACTTTTTACCAAAACCAACTGGGTTGTTCTCGATATTACCTTCAATGTTTAAAGCACCGATGTCGTTGTAGTCAACTTCGTTTTTCTTCTGAGGTGTAGGACGGAATGCTTGCATCCAATTCATATCCTCATTCATAGCCAACACAGAAGCCAAACCCATCATAAGGATATCAGGTGTTGGTGCAACTGGGGAGTCAATGTGTGTAATAACAAAGTTCGGGAAGAACTTTTGAGTTGACATCATGTTACCTTGAAGTGCTGGACCACTCCACTCAAAATCAATGTAACCGTAAGTCTTCACAATTTCAAGAACATCTGCACCTTGGTTGATACTCTTGTTGTTTTGCGCATTAGCTAGTTTGTAAGACAAAGAAATACACACGTCTTGACGAATAGGCATGCCTGTTTGGTCAAAGAAGTTACTATCATCACCGTTGAAGTATAGGTTCACAAAGAACTTACCGTTGCGGTTATTGCTGATCAAGGTGGAGAGATTAAAGCCTTGATAGTTTTTAACACGATTACCAACTTCAGCGTACACGGCGTTAAACGTGTTGTTGATCAAGTCATTAACCAGTGCTTCATTAGTAACTTCAAACTCGTTAGGAACAAGAGTGCCATCCACCACAATCACGGTAGAGAGTTCTACCTTAAGAGCTTCGGAAACTGCAGCTTGTGCTTGAGAGATGTAACGATCATCCAGAGCGTCACCAGGAGTGCGAACAATCTCATAACGAGTACCAGCAATGTTCTCAACCAACTTATCTGGGTACTCGCCAGTCTTCTCGACCATCAAAACGTGAGCGGCTGTAATGCCGTCCAGAGTTTCGCTTACGATGATAGCTGAGTAGTTCAATCCAGCATTTTGTTTCAAGAGTTTAATGACTGAATACTTTTCTTCAGTTTTCATCTCATCGTTGAGATACTTGATTTTGGTTTGGATAGCCGTATACAGCTTTTCGTAAACTTCACCACCTGAACCATAAGCTGCAAGCTTAGTAGTCAGACCAAAGGCTGGTAAACCCATAGAGATAGGTTGCTGAGGTTGTTGAAATTGAGGTTGATTCATTTGTTTTGCTTGAGCTTGAGTTAGTGTTGGTGTAGAGGGAATGTTCAGAGCCATGATAATATCCTTGGTTTGGGTTGGGGAGAAAAAGAGATCCTGGGTCAGAAAGTCATAACTATTTCTAGTTATGGTTTCTTCAATATATGTATAACTGAGTAAAAAAGTTAATAAGCAAATGTGAATAGGCGTTCTTGTTTACGTTGTTTCTTAACCTTAATTAAGTCTTGTTTTCGTAACTTATTGTTGAGATTAATTGTATTCGTGATATACATCAAAATAGCCACATCGTCATAACCATGAAAATTTTCACTTCGATACACAATAACGTCATTGATAACAATTAACTTATCTTTCTCAGCGTGACACAGGTTAATGAATCGAACAATCAATTGTTTTTGATTGTCACTAAGGTTGTAATTAGTCTTCATATAGAAGACATCTTTGGTAAACACTTTTTTAGAAGTGTCAAGAACTTTTTTGATATAGGTCACATCGTCAATGTAGGTGTTCGTGTTACTCCTATCTAAAACTTTGTAAATATAACTTGATAAGTCAATTGTTAGATGAACTCCTTTAATAAACTCCTCTGTCAATTTTTGAAACTCTGACTTAATAACCCCAAAGTTAATTGGTGTAAACTTACTATAAGACACGAATGAACTCCTTTAATAAAAACAAACAAATGTACACTGTCACAGTTAGTATATATGTGGTCGATATATATCCCAAAACACGACATCTATACTAATATTAATTAGCTTCCATTTTTTGAACAATCACCAGGGCTACAAATGCTATATCTTGACCTTTTTAATAGAAGTTATATAAGTAAAGCTCCTGTTGTGGGGGTAACTGAACCAAGGGATATAAACTATATTAAAAAACTTTATACCTTTAATAAAGACAGTATAGAAGACTACTACCAAACTAGAAACTTCTCTGTTAAGAACACCAATATCCTTAGTAGAATCTTAGAGCATTTTCCTACGTATTTAGGTTATGACGACTATAGGTATTTAGAGTTTGCTAATGATAAAATCAAATACCTAGCCAAACATTTTAGATTTACAAGCGAAATAGAAAAAGGTATAGTTCACCCTGGACATTTCTTTGGTTTTGGAAATGAAGAAATTATACTAGCTGGGTACGAGCATTTTAATTTAAGAAAGTGTGTTTCTAATTGGAAGAAAGAAAAATGTGTCTATGTATTAAAACACAATAGGAATGATACTAAGATGCTTCTTCCTTTAGGAACAGAAGACGGAAGTAGAACCGGTACCTGTAGTGTTGTAGTTAATATTCCTAAATTAGCTATAAAGTACAGAGAATTTGTAAAAGAACAAGTAGTTCACTCAAATAGTGACGGTATAGTTTTAAACAAGAATCACTTTGTTATTAAGTATGTTTTAAGCACGATGATTGAAGATACTGTAGACCATTGTATCTTAAATAAAATTATGGATAAGTTCTATGGTAGAGAAGAAGTCACTCCTAGATTTAAACATAGATTTAAGATCTTTGAGCCTAATGTACAACTTGAAAGATATATAGAAAATACTCTTGATATAATTACAACCAAGAAACTTGATTATATTAATTTACTAAATAGCATTAAACTGCCTTTTAATGATAGTGCTTTAACATTACTGTCTTTACCTGACTTAGGAATGACAAGACAGGTTAAATGGAGTTTATTAGTTAGTAGACTTGATAGCCTCTTGTTTCTCTATGAGGTATCTCCTCACTCTAAGAACATGAATTCCCATTTCATTAACGACTGGAAGCGTCTTGCTTTACGTTTTGAAAGGGATAATAATATAGAAGGCTTATTTAGCTATGAAGAAGAAAAAAATATATTAGAGCAACTCTACAAACTTAAAAATCTATAACAACAAGAAGCTATTTAAGGCTTCTTGTTGTTATATTTGGTTAGAGTATGATGCCGTCTTCAGTAGCACCTTTGACTTCTAGATCTTGAAACTTATTTACCTTTTTCTGATCTTGAGATTCTTTCATAATTTTCTCCAAACCTTCTACAATAATACTAAGTTTACCTAAAGAGCTATCGATACGAATATCAGCATTATTATAGTTAGGGTCAGTTACAATACAAGTAGACAGGTATTCAGGAATAACTGGTTTAATACTAGAGTTTTGGTCTTTAGTAACAAGGATAGTAGCCACGTTGTTAGTGTTCTTCTCTGGAACAATAGCTGTGTTTTCATTGAACTCAATCATAGAGACAGAAGGAGCATTATCAGTAACACGGTTAAAGTTAATAAAGCTAGAGATGTCTGATGTATCCATCTCTGATGTGTTATTTTTATCTGTCAAAAGAGTAAAGAGACTGATAGCCCAGATAGCTCGTTTATCTGCTTCCTTGCGACTAGTGTTCTCGATGTACATCATCGCAATAGCTTTACCTGTATTATCAGAAATAGCTTTGTATGTTTTAAGTGTTTTGATACTATTATCAATTTCAATTACAGAACTTCTAGAGTCAATTCCTATTACAATGGTATTATACCCACCTAAAACAAGTTGTCTTGCTACGGATGGTCCCAAAATGGAACCACTGCCACCACTCAGTGATGAGATAACAATGTTCAAAGTCTGTGAAGGTTTCATGCGAATAAGAACATCTTCAGCCAAATGTTTAAACTTATCATGTGCAGTAGCACGGTGTTTACCAGCACCATCTAACCCTTCGATAAGAAATACATTCTTAGGGTCAATGTCTTTCATGTTAGAAATAGATGAATCGATATAGTTGACTGTTACATCAAGGTCATTGATCATTTTACCAATATTAATACCAGTGCCACCTGCACAGTATAGAGTTACATTTTTGTTCATGGTTTTATCCTTAGAAAAGTTAAGAAAAGAGAAAAGAGTATTTGCAAATACTGCCAATAGATGTAGGCAAATATTATATATGTGGTTTCTTATTTTTCCAATACATGGGATACTTTGAAGATACTTTTAAGGAGATTAAGATGGCTACATTTGTTCTAAAGAAATATGAAGAGAAGAAGACTGATACAGGTGATAATAAACCAGCAGAAAAAACTGGTGAACAAGAACCTGAAGTAGATGAAAAACTAGTTATTACTGTTACAGGTACAGTTGCGGAGATTGTAGCTAATGCACTTAACAAAACTTTATCTAATAAAGTAGAAGTTATTGAAAGTGAAGACCCAGCTCTATCTGATATTAAAGCTGTGTCTACAGAGGACATCAATAGTGACCCAGCTAATACATTTAACTCTATTAAAACCAATGACGCTGTATTTATTCACAATACTGGTTTTAAGACAGCTAAGGAAGAGTGGTTCTTAATGAACCTACCTAACAAGAATTCAAACGTCTTCTACACTTTAGAGAGTTTTATCGCTTATATAAAAGTCAAGCTCAACATTAAGGATTAACTGTGAAGACAAAAGAAGTTTTTGATTCATTATTTAAAAATTTTAAGTTTGACACAGCATTTTACAAAAAAGTAGTTAGAAACAATGTAGAGTTTATCACTAGAGATGAAGAGCATAAAAACCTGTTTGGATCAAGACTCATTGGTTCTTCAAAAATTACCTATACATTTAAAGACAAAAACATATTCTACAGTAATCTATTCGACATAGAGACATCGGATGTTGTAGACGCTATAGAGAAAATTACTAGTATCAATAAGAGTTTTAAGATAGCTAGAGATGACATTAACTTAGTTTGTTTTTATATAGCGCATCGCTTTCTTAGTAATAAAGATTTGAGTGATGATAAAAGACTAGAATATGCAACAGAAATATTAAACTATTTTAGCTACAGAACCCTTGTACTGATTAGTAGTAACTACTTTGTATATCCTATTTCTGAAGAAAAGGCTATCACATTGATAGAGAAGCTTAGTAACAAGTACACGATCAAGAAAGTAAAGAACTGGAACGAGTATTGCCAGTACAGAAGTGATGAGTACTTGAAGAGTAAGTACCTTAGTTTTCTAGTTAAGTTTACTGATGATGCGGCTATTCCTAACGCAATCACTGATTTATTTGGTAGGACTAAAGATGCACTGAAAAACATCTATAGTGACTTTATCGATATGATGGAAAACGATGACATTATTACCAGTAAGAAAAACGTCATGAATGATGTTGATGGTAAAGAAGTCATCATGGATAGATTAGGCACGCCTGAGAGCTACTATATTAAACTCGAAGGTATAGTCACAGATAAGAGTATCTTTATAAAGAGAGAGTATATTGATGTTACCATTGATATCATTGAAAGCGTCTCTTACACTGAGTTAGAGAAAACTCTGGAGATGACTTTAGAGTATATGAATAAAAGTAAAGGCAATCATGATGAAGTTATGACTTACTTTAAAGATGTGCTTAGCAACAGCATAACTTACCTAACAGATAACAAAATCTTTATTCATAAGAATACCAGTGTTTTGAAAATGATCAACACTTTAGTTGGTAATATCTTGTATGCTCGTGGTACAGATATAAGCATCAACGATATTAAAGAAAAAGGTGATAAGCTTGTTAAAATAATCTATAAATTCTGCAAAGAACCTATAGCTGATAGACAGATCAGAAATATTAGAAACGCTTTGTATGTTTATGTGCTATTAAAAGTATTGGTGCTATAGTAGAATATATACCCCTCTAGAGTGTTTAGCTCTAGAGGGGTATATTTTAAGCTGTAAGTGATCTTCTAGTTAAATTAACTGCACTTTTAGATTGTCCCATATTGACTAAGTCTGGTTTAGCAAATTGGTTAGATTGTGAAGGTATAGCTTCTTTAAGTTTATCTAGATTAATCTTACCATCTATACTGGTAAGAATAGATACGATTTGTGTAAGGTTAGTTAATTGATCAGTTAATATATCTTCCATTTTACCTGTACTAAACTCTGGTGTGGATTGTACAGGTGATGCTGCTTTGTCAACTTTATTAGTCATTGAACTATATGATGTTGAATTAATAGAAGGATTTGGTTTCTTAATTTCTTCTAGTGTTTTTGTTATGGTGTCATTAAACGCATTTAAAGGCCTTCTAACGCGATCATTTATCTGTGGAGTAGCATCTGTACTAAATTTATTTAAAACGTCACCTGAGGGCTTTAAATACGTTTTCTGGTCAAAAGTGTTATCAGTTACTGATGGAGTATCTGTTTTAATAGGTTTATTGTTATATGATGTATCTTGTGTTAAAGAGTTAGTATCAGAATCATTTTTAATAGAAGACACTGAGGTTTGCTCTGATGGTTTAGATACTTGAGATGGATATTTAGTATTACCAGCTTTATTTATTTTTAAAGCTACCATTTTAGCATAAGATCCTGCTGTTTGACCTGTAAGCTCTTGTCTATTTGCTTTAAATGAACTAGGAGAAACCGTTTGTTCCATAGGTTTATTTGGATCTGATAAAATCTGATTAATTATATTATTAGCACCACTAACACCAAAATGATGCGCTAAATACATAGCTGTAGACTCTTCAAGTTTAGCTTCTTTATAGTTACCAAGTTTTGATAAATTTTCTTTAGCATATTCTGCTGCTAAAATTGCATTATAATAACTATTTTCTGGTTTAGCGTCTGACGGTATGTTATACATAGCACCATATTTAGACATTAATCCTTTCCATGTATTTGGTACAATTTGAAATAATCCTGCTGCCCTACTAGTGCTAGGTTTAGCTGATGGATTTAGACCAGATTCTATTTTAGCAAAAGCCATTAATGTATCTTTATCTACACCTGTTAGTTTAGCTGCTTGCTCAATCGCTTGTTCAGGTTTTAAGTCAGCTACTTTACCGACGTCAGTATTTGTATTAGCTGTGACAACAGGAGGTGTTGTTTCTATATTAGTATTAACTTCAGGTTTAACTATAGGAGTTTTTGTTGGTTTAACCAAAGCTTGCTCTTTAGGATCAACACTCTCTATTACATCAACTTTACTCTTATTATTATCTGTGGTTGTAGTCTGTTCTGGTTTATCAACTTTATCAGTTATTTTAACAGGAGTACTAGGTGTTGGTAGAGAAGTATCTTTAATTGCAGCTAAAGCTTTTTGTACATCAACAGGGGTATCAGACTTTTGATTAAATATAGCATTCTGATAACCTATATCACGATGGCCTTTTATCTGACTTGGTTTAGCACCAAACCCACCACCACCTCTACCTATAGATGACACAACTGCTGTATTTCTAAAATTAGGATCCTTCTTAGCAAGACCTGGATTTAAAGAAACACCTATTGGTTCTAAATGCCATGTTTCACCTTGAACAGGTCTAGTAAAACCATATTTTCTAAGTAGACCTAGTTTGTCTAATTCGTTAGCATATGGTGTATCTATATCAAGGGCTAAACCATACTCGTGAGTTGAGTTCCCTGGTTTAGCTGCTTGGCCTTTAGGTTTTGATTTATATAAAGCTTCTTGGTCTTTATATGATCTAAATGCTTCACTAACAGGTATAGATTTACCTGTTAACGTATTGTACTCTTTAGCCATACCTGTGAAAAGTTCTTTAACATTAGGATCAAGGCTAATTATCTTTTCTTTATTTATTCTAGTTATACCAACCATACTCGTTGTGCCAGGTGATAATTTACCAGTAGCAACATTAAGTTTACCAGATACTTTTGTTTGTACTGTATCTGATTTAGTTGGTTCTTCTTTTGGTTTTTCTTCACCTTCAGCGTGTGAAGGCGCTATTGTGTCTTTAGTCTGAACTTGTGGTTGATTTAATTGTTTATCAACATTAGCAGAACCTCTGGCTGATGAATAAGTTTTTTCTGGTGATTTAACTACCATTGGGGTAGGTGTGGTTATAGGTTTAGTTTGAACTTGTGTTACAGGTTTAACTTTAGGTTCTTTAGACTTAGCTGATGTTAGTATGTTAGAGATATAATTATCAATTTCTTGTTTATTGACTACAATGTTGGTATTAGTTGTATCAAATGTAGGTGCTTGTTTAATATCATAGATTGATAATGGTATATTCAATTTAGATAACAGTATAGGTATATCACCATCTTTGAGTTTATCTAAGTCATCTAAGTATAAAGCTGGATTGATACCTTTAAAAGCTGTCATAAAAGCTCTATAAGCAGGTATCATTCTCTTAATAAACCAAGTCTGTAATATAGCGAACTTTTCTTTTTCTGAAGCCTCTACTTTAAAGATCTCTAGTATCTTTTCTTTAAACTCTTTGTCAAAAGGTTTCATAAGAAGTTTACCTTCTTTGTATTCAATGAAATCCTTAAGTAGCATTTCTACATCAAAGATCTTAGAGTAATATTCTTTATTTGTATCATTAAAACCATACATCAATAAACGTAGTCTTGTGAGTTTACCAGCAAAATCATCAGCTACATCATTTTTACTAAGGTATTTATATAATAAATAACCTCCAAAAAGTGCTGCACCTACACCAAGAACAACCCAACCAACTGGTCCTATCGCTGTTGCTGCTGTGACAAGACCTTTACCAGCCATAGCTAAAGCTTTACCAGCAAAAGGTAGAGCAGCCCTTAAACCAGCTTTTAAACCAGTCTTAGCTAACCCCCACCCACCTTTAAGGACATTACCAACTAAACCTTGTAGTGATTTAGCTATACCACCAGATAACTTTGGTACAATTGAAAATAAAGTTTTAGTCAACCCTTTAAATAGGAAACCAGCTCCAAATTTAATAACTTTACCTATTCCACCTACAGCAAATTTACCAAGAGTTCCTAAGCCACCCATAAGCATTCCACCTAAAGATGTAACTGCTCCTAGTATCTTACTTAACCATCCACCTTTTGCATTTTCGTCTTTTTTTGCTTTGTCTTTTTCAGCTTGTTCTAATACTGCTTTCTTTTCCTCAGCTACTTCTTTGTCGTTTTTATCATCTCTTTCTTTAGCTTTATCAAAAGTAGCTTTTTTAACTTTTAGTTTTCTGTCAGCTTTTCTTTGTTTTTTACTATTTGGTTTAACTGTCTCTATAGCTGTTTTAGCTGCACCTTTAGCTAACCCACCTACTGCTGTTGTGGTGCCTTTCGCTATACCGGACGCTACTGTTGGTACAACTTTAGTAAGTATACCTGATGCAGCTTTTCCTAATAAGCCAACACCTCCTGACAGTAATCCACCTAATAAACCACCCTTAGGTTTATTAACTTCTTTCTTTTCTACTACATCCTTAACGGCTTTCTTTTCTTCAGCTACCTCTGTGTCTTTTTTAGCTGCTCTTGCTTTAACTTTTTCTTTAAGAGTAGCAAATATTCCTTTTGGTTTAATTGGTGATTCTTCTTTATTATCACTACGAAACCTATCAAGCTTATTTTCTGAAAGTATTCTATTACCTTCAGTTATAGCTCTTTGAATAAAACTTGGTTTGCTATCAGGTGGCGCTGTATCCTTATTATCACTTTTCGCAAAAAGTGATTTAACTTTAGAATAAGCTTCCTCACCTTTACTTTTAAGTTTCTGACCTAAACTACTATTAGCTGCTTCTTTAGCAACATTCTTAGCTACGTTACTTGCTTTATGAATAACATCTTTACCAGTTTCAACTGCTTTACCTACATCTACATTTTTCTTCTTTAGAAAAGTATCAATAGCTTTTAACATTGTCTCAAAAGTCGATATAGTAGACTTGATAAATACAATAGCTTCTTCGTCTTTATTTTTGTTAATGAAAGCGTTTGTCTGATCTTTAAATTCACCTATCAACTCTCTACTTTTACTAAGAGCATTGTCAAAAATTCCCATATTAAACTCCTTTTAAGTTAAACCCTAGGCATCCAAAACATGGATGCCTAGGGGTTTTTAGTTTAAGTTACATCCATCGTGTCTTGAGAATATTTCTCTAAAGCGTCTTTACTTCTCTTAACCAGAGTGCTAACACTTCCTTTAAGAGTTAAAAATAGCTCAGTGGTATCTATAGTTACATTTCCATCTGGAGCATAACCATTAAGTTTGACTTGTGTTATATCTATGTCTTTTAATAAAGTCTTTAACACCATTATCTTGGCGTCAGCTACCCTATTAATCATTTTGATTTCTTTCTCAGTCTTACCATCTAAATTACTTATATCTAAAGACTCTGCTGCAGCAGCATGTGTCGTAGTGACTGCATCGATGAGTTTTCTTCTGGATTCATTCTCACCGTCTATTCTAGCTTTAAGATCTCTAGAAATGTCACTGAGTTTACCTATGACTACAGGAAGAGCTTTGTTAGCACCTTTTTGTGTGATGTCATCTACAAGCTTTGATAGTTCAGATAGTTTTTGTGTGCTCTTAGTGTAAGCTGATTTTGCTACAGATTCTATGCCATCTTTAGCTTCTTTAAGTGTGTTAGTTAGCACACCAAATAAAGCTTTAGGGTTAGTTCCGGCAGCAGCTAAATCAGCTTTAAATTTATCTTGACGTTTTTTAACACCATTAAAGAAATTATCCATCCCACTGGGGATGGTATCTTGTGTTATTCTATTTCTAATTTGATCATTTTCATTCTTCTTAGTTCTAGTTAAAGATCTTAAGTCGTCTGAGTCTATATAGTCTGGATCTTTAAAATTACCAAGTATTCCTTCTACAAAGTTCTCAGTACTTAGTTGTCCCTTTTTTACAAACATTGGATTATATTCATGTAAAGTTTGAAACACACTTGGGTCAATATTAATATTATCTTTTAAACTTTTATTAACTAAAGTAATGTAACCTAATAAAGATGATTGTAATAGTAGATCACCACTATCATTAATTAATTTAACGTCAGAAATAAGTACTTTAATATTATCTTGTACCTTTAATACATCTTCTTTAGTAAGGCGACAAAAACACTTACCGTTACCTAATGTGGTAGGGAGTATATCTTCACCACCACTATTATTACAACCTTGTGTTATATATACTGTCAAAGCTTTTGCAACTATTAAAGCATTTGAGTCCTTAATAGAATTATAGATTTTTCTACCAGCTATCATAGAAACTGCTTTAAATAATTCTTTAACTGCAGTAATAGGATAATCTTCTTTAACGTCTTTCATTGATGAATCTAATGTTTTATCTACTTTATCTACTTTTGACTTTTTAATAAGACCAAGAATATGAACTAACTCCGGACTTCTATCTAAAATTTCTTTTAAACTTCCAGTTGCTTTTTCATGATTTTCAATTAGTGTGGTATAATCAAAATTAATATCTGATTGATCACTAGCTTTACTTAAGTAATCTTCTAGTAAAGCTTGAGTCTCTTTATTTTTAAGAAGTTTTATCTCTATATTAGCTTTTGCTTTTTCATCTTTACTCATTTGACTTTTATCAACTTTATCAAGCTCATTTGAACTTCTACTTAAAATAGTGGAGCCTACTCTTTTAGCTTTAGTATCTCTACCACGACCTTTAAATACAGACTTTTGTACATTTGTTATTAAGTCAGCTTTATTAACAAAAGTTCTATTTTCATAATCATAATGCATTTCTTCACTAGCATTAAACTGAGGTAACTCTGATTTCTTCTCTTCTACTATTGTGGTCTTACCATTTTTTCTTCTTTCATATTTTTTAGCTCGATCATCAATTTTTTCTAAGTTTCTTCTAGAGTCATTAAAGATAAGTTGCTGTAACTTATTAACATCACTATTTTCTTTTAGAATCTTAGAGAGGTACATCGGAATAATCTCAGTGATACTTCTATGCACCTTATTGTCAAAGATAGCAGGTTGACCATGAGTTAATATACTCTGTCCTTTAACTTCAGTATTTATTTTATCAGGAGTAGTAGCTCCTAAGATCTGTGTCAACCCACCAAAGAGTTTACTACCAAGCCATCCAGTAGGTGTGTCTTTACCTTCCATCTCCTCAGTCTTCTTAGCAGCTCTGTCTCTTAAATCTCCAAATAAAGTACTAGGTGATGTACTTAATGTAGATAAAAAGTTACCACCAGCATTAATGGTCTTATTATCCTTTATTTTATCCATAATCTTAGGTGAGATTTTACCAGCAACTTTCTCACCTAAAGTGCTTCCTAACATACCACTCAAAGCGCTAGCAAGTATACTACCTCCACCACCACCCATTTCACCAGCAGAGTTCATCATCTCCAATTGACCAGTCACATTGTCAATAATATCAGTTATACTACCAATCTTCTCGTCAACTAACTGACCCACTTTCTTCTTCACACCTTCAATATACTTAGAGTTACTAAACATTGTCTTATATGTACTCTCAACCATCTGAGTACGCATAATTTCTTGCAATCTCTCTGTGTTCTTTAATTTAACAAATTCAGGAAGACTCGTATTCTTAGCAATACTATCAAATTGAATAGAGAAACCCTTATAATAGTCTCTCATTGTCTTTAATTGATCAGCCTGGATATAGTAGCTCTTAAACTGTAATTCCAAAGATTTCTTAAAGTACTCTTTACTAATTTGTAAAGTAAAAGCAGTCTGATTAGCAACGTTGTTATCTATACTCGTTAAAGTATCTAAATTAACTTTATTAATTGCTATTGTCTCTTTATGACGAACATTGTCTTCAGAGTCACTCTTAGCTACTAGAGCTTTTTGTACTTCTAGTTGTTTATCAAAGATACTACTGATAGCACTACTAGTACTAGCATCTTGCATCTGCTCTTGAGTCTGTTGTTTAAACGTCTCAAAGTCAGATTCATACTTTTCTAAATAACTATCTAAAGCTTTAAAGTGAAATGGAAGTATTTTCTTAACTTCTTTACCAGCTCTATATAGACTCTTATTTAATTTATTTTTACTTCTATCAAAAGTCTCTTTAGTAAAATCAGCATAGTCAGAAAGCTCTGAATAGTTGGAAATATATGCCTCAGGAAGGGACTTTTTAGCAGTTTCCTTTAAAACAGAATCAAAGAAACCCTTACTAGCTTCTTTACTTAAATCCTTAGCTACGTCTGTTGCCGATGGTTTTCTACCTCCACTATCTAATCCAGCTTCATCACCAAACTCCATATCTTCATCTAGACCCATATCCTCTAGATCACCAAAATCCATATCATCTCCGACTTTGCTGCTCTTAGTTTTTTTCTTATCGACCATATTAAACTCCTTAAGGAAATACACACTCACAGCATGTCTCCAACAAATCTTTTTCTTTTTCACACTTCTTAAAATGGTGTGAATACCTTTAAAGGAGAATCCCTTGGACTTAACCACATTACAAAAACTGCCTGTCAATATAGAATTACTTTATGTAGATGATAACAGTATTCAAAAACTTCAACAAGTCTCAGACGTTCAGATCTTTGATCAGTCTGGTAACTTTGCGCCAGATGGACTATTTTCTAACCGTATTTGGGGTACCGTAGGTACCTCATACCGTGGGACTGCTTTTGCTTATATAGACTTAAAAGTAGAGTTAATCCACCCTCTTATTTATGATACTATTGTTAGTTTAAAGTCTTTCTACAAAGATATAGCACAAGGCACCACTCTAGCACTATGGGATGATAAAACAAAGGCTTTCATTAAGTCTAATGAAGAAGGTGCCGATACTGGTTACTCTTTCTTCTTTAAACATGCACATGAACTCGTCTTTGAAGAAACACAGTCTGAACAGAGATCTTTCCTTATTCAGCTTTACAAAAAAGCCATCAAAGAAAATAAGTACATCTTAAAGTATATGCTAGTTCTTCCAGCAGGTATCAGAGACTATACTATTGATGCTTCAGGCAAACCCCAAGAAGATGAAGTTAACACCTTCTATAGAAAACTTCTCTTTCAAACCTCTCTAATTGATAAACAACTCGCTCGTAAAACACCAGAAGTGTATGACAATATCCGTAAAGGTCTACAAAACATAACTTTAGACTTATTTGAGTATATTAAGTCTCTACTAGAAGGCAAGCATAAACTTATTCTTAGTAAGTGGCTTTCTCGTAAAGTCTTCAATTCTACTCGTAATGTTCTCTCAGGCAGTATTGAGAAAGTCAATAACATCAACGATCCTAATAGACTTGGGTACAATGAGTGCTATGTTGGACTGCACCAATTCTTAAGAGCTATTGTTCCTAAGTCTTTGTACGAGATTAAGAGTAGGTACATCAAAGACATTTTTATTGAGAATACCACCTTTGCTATTTTAACGAACGCTAAGACGTTAAAGAAGGAAGAGGTACTCAATACACACATCCAGAAAGATTATGACCTCTGGACGAGTTCTGATGGCTTGGAGAAGGTATTAGCAAACTTTGGTAACCTCGATATTCGCCATACCCCTATTGTTCTTAATAAAGGTAAACACTACCTTGGTTTGATCTATAAGGATGAGAAGTACTTTAGGTTTATGCAAGATATCGATGAGTTGCCAGAAGGTTATAGTAAAGAGCGTGTTTCTCCTATCACAATGGCAGAGTTCTTGTATATTTCTATCTATCATTTAAGTGGTAAGATTCCTGGACTTATTACTCGATACCCTATTACTGGATATGGTAGTATTTACCCAAGTATGATGAAGCTTAAAACAACTAACAAGTATGAGTCTTTAGAGGAGCTTGGAAGTGACTGGACTCCTACTGGCAGTTTAGCTTACTCATTCCCTATTAGAGACTCTGATTTCTTCAATACAACTGCAGTCCATACAAGTCATTATGGTGGTCTTGGTTCTGACGTTGATGGTGACACCATCTCCGTTATAGCGCTGCTTACGGATGATTCAATAGCCGAGGTAAATCAACAGCTAAAGAAGAAGGAATACTACATATCAGCTGAAAACAAGTTCTTTTTCAGTGCCAGTATTGATACATTAGATGCTGTTTTAGCCTATATGACTGAGTAACTTGACATCCTCCCCGGCCTGAAGGCCGGGGATTCCTAAGGTTACCATTAGGGGTTACCACTTCAAAGAGGTACATGCTACCAGTTGCCTGATAGTAGAGGTGAAGAACTCTCCATGGTCTGAACCTGAGTGCCCTCTCAGGTGTTGTTAGATTAGCCAGCTACGACGGCTACTTCACCGTGGTGTGACTTCGAGACGGGCAGTGTAGCATAGAGCTCCATAGCCTTATTCTCGATGTTAGCTGCTGCGTTAAGGTCTCTGTCGTGTGTGTTGCCACAGAACGGACAGTCCCAAGTGCGCTCGTCTAGTAAGAGCTTCCTCTCAAGCTGCTTACCTGTTAGTGAACAGATATGGCTGCTTGGGTAGAAGGTGCTCATATAGATGAGGGTAGCATGTTGGGATTCCACCACCTTGTACTGAAGCTTCTGAAAGAACGAAGACCAGGCTGCGTCTTGTATAGCTTTACTGAGCTTGCGGTTACGTATCATGTTGGCGACAGCTAGGGCTTCTACACCGATTACGTGGCTATTGTTAACCAGTGTACGA